GCGTTGCTGTCTCGATCTGCTGCCTCGCCACCAGTTTGACCGCTGGAAACCGATTGCTCGCGCCGATCTCAGGTACACTCCCGTACTCGCTTTCCAAAGCGGCATAAAATCGATTAGCATTTGATGAAATGTAGTTTCCCATTTAGTTCACCATGTACTCTCTACCGGCTTATTTGGACTTCGAAGCTGACTTTTGCGCTTTGCAAGAATCCGCGACCGCCGCGTTTCACCGCCGCGAAATCGATCTCGTAACCACCTGCGTAATACATCCCATTGCCCCAGTCGCCTCGACTTCCATCTAATATCCGCGCCACTGCATCGGCATATAATTCCGTCGCCGATCCCAATCCTTCCAGCCGGTCCTGCGTCGCCCGGACCTCTATCGCCAACCGAACCGAACCGGAAAATACGCGGAATTTTTCACGCAAGTTATTCACCTCTTTCTCGCAGTACACCGACACAACCGGATACTTCAGTTCGAGCGCCCGCTCCGCTATCTCCGCTGCCACGTTGGTGCTCAGAATATTGCGAGCGTCTAGGGTTCCGATATCAATTCCATCGGCCTTGGCCAGCTCCTCCACTGCCGCCGGCAATCCGCTAGGAGCAGCCAGCGTTTCGATGATACGATCGGCAGCCCGCTTCGCTATCCCTGCCATCGTTCAACCCCTCTGTAAAAGTCGCGGCACAGCGCGTACATATCCGGGAACCTGCCCATTGCCCGGTCTCGGCCCCTCAGCAGCGATCGGCGCCGTTTGTACCCACTGCGCTTCGTTTGGAATAGTCGCACTATTCTGTCGCGTGCACTCTTCGGGGGCGCCGCCCGCATACACGTTCCATCCTGTGCTATGAGGTGGATGATTTGGCGCTCGAACTGTCAGCGCCGAACCTGGTTCGATAATCGCCAACGCCGCATCGCTAGGCACGCCTTCTTCGCCGCGTGAGTTGACCCATGTTACGCGAACGTAATATACGCCTCCGCCGTCCGTTCCTGGCGCTGACCCGACTTCTGGTAAACCTGCTCTGCGAATCGGCTCATCCACTAGGCCGATTCCGCCCTCCACCACGTTGCGCCAGCTCTCACGCCGCAATCGTTCGAATTGCCGCCAGCGGCCCTCATATCGGTCGTTGAGTTGGCTGTTATACGCGTCCCGGTAGACCTGTTCGAGTGCGCCGTACGCATGCGCCGCTCGCAATGCCGGCGTCACTACCACCTTTTCCAGGTTCTCGGCGCCCAGCAGCGATCTCAGCTCTCCCGAGAGCAGTTCCTGCGCCATCTCCAACTTGCTGGCCACATCGATTCTTTCTGTGCTCGCGACGGATAACACAGAAGCATCGTACTTTGGGAGATCGTCGAGATTGGTGCACAGGCCATCAGTGAATAGCGCCATCGCTATTCCTTCCGGCGCAGCGCGCGAATTTCACTCTCCGAGAGCACCGCTACCTGGATTCGCTTCGCTGCGGCAGCTTGTTCCGCCAATCGCCTAACCTGTGTAGCATGCTGCTCGTATTCATGCTTCTCTTCAGAAGTTGCAAGACGCGCTCTGCCTTCTACGATCATTTTCGCGGCTAGCACGCGAGCAACTTCGTTCACCACGCCGGCACGACCGCCGTCTGGCGTCTCTTCGCTCACCACTAGGACGCACTCGTCTTTCAACATCGCTTCCGTCTGCCGGATCTTCGAGTAATATTGCCGCAAGTCCATGACTTCTCCCCTGACAAGAAGAGGGCGGGCTGAAACCCGCCCCAAAAGCACGCTTCCGATTAGGTCGTGATCTGCACGCCGAAGTTATTTCGGAGAATGCCCGCACCGTACAACACATCTACTGTGAACTGCTGTGCCAGAGTGTTGGGCTGATAGCTCATGACCACGCGCATGCCGAAATTGCCCATCTCCGCATATTGGGCGATCGCGCCTGTGCCCGAAAGCGGCTGTGGCAAACGCCGCAGAACCAGCCCGATCGAATTCTTGGCGAACGCCAGGTTGTGAACGCTGACGGGGGCGCTTCCAGTCTTGGCCACATACTGCGATCTGAACACGTAGAAGTCTTTGATCTTCCCAATGGTGCCGTCCACCAGCGCGCGCAGCCCAGCCTCGCCGGCGCTGTGATACTCGCTGAATCGCTGAACTTGGCGTAATTGGGAATACGTGCCGGAATCCACCACCAGATATTTCGGCTCACTAACCGGCGTTTTTGCTTCGAACAGTTTGGTTTCCGCGAGATCGAGCACTTCTTCCGTCAAGGCGGTGCCTGCCGAACCAAGAGGCGGATTCGCTGTAAAGCCTGCGTACAGGCCCAGCAGATCGCTTTCGATCTTTTCCGCGATGGCGGCTACAGCCGGACCCATGTACAGGTTAAGTAAGTCTGGAACTGCTAACACTTTCGTAACATCTGGAATCTGAAACGTGGCTTCTGCATGGGTGTTCAGAACAATCTGTGCGTTGCCCAAATTCGGGTTTTGCGCCTGCACTGTACCGCCCTGCGCGATGTTATTCGCCGTCAGCGCCGGAGGGATCGGCACGTTGATCGTGTCGCCCGCCTGCGCCAGCGCCGGCTCATAATCACGATTGACTAGGTTCCCCATGACTAGGTTACCTACCAGCGCCGGAAGTGCATCCGCGGCCACCAGCTTCACAATCGCATTTGCTAGATTCGTCGAAGTGATAATTCCCATGTTTCTCCTTGTGTCGTCTTTTCGGCCCCCAACAATTGAGCCTTATGGGGGCTTATCTAATCGGCTGCGACGCTAACCGCAGGATTTCCTGCCGTGCTCGCTCCTTGTCCTCAGCGCTCATTCCCGGCACGATTCGGTCGATATCGAATCCCTCTCTGGCATTGCCGCTCCGATGTGCTGGGCCAATGCCTGTTCCGCCGGCAATCCGTGCAGGCAGAAATTCGGGATTCTCACCTACAAAAGTTGCGAGGTACTCCCTCATTCCTGTCTCGCCTTGCTCCGATCGAGCTACGAGTTGGCCGCCCTCCGTTCGAACGATGCTGTCCTGGACTACTTTATAAGCCAGATCCAGCTTCGCCACTCCAAGCCGTTGCAGTTCGGCACGAATTGCTGCTCCCCGCTCGGCCTCCGCCGCCGCCGCTCGGGTCCGTTTGTTTTCCTCCACCAGTTCGTTCAGGCGGCGCTCCAGGTGCTCCCTTCTCTTGCGTTCTTCTTCGAGTTCCGCTTTGTGCGCCGGCTCACTGCTGGCGTGTTGCTGTCGCAGAAACTCCTGGATCGCGTTCTGTACGATTCCTTGCACGTCCGTCGTTTCCATTACTCTCCTTTCTCCGTAGTGAAAGCTAGGTCTATCTCGCTCGCCATCGCGTTCTTAGTGTCCTGACTCGCGTCGCAAAAATACTTAAGCACGAGTTTCTTGAACAGTTGCCGCTTCATCGTCTTAGACCCGATTCCCAGGTCTAGCAGTTTTCTTGCTTCTTCTAGGTCCGCTCCGAAGTCTCCGATATCGAAATCGTCCATCCCCCCCACGTCAATCTTCAATGCGTCCTGCCGTGCCGTCGAGATTGCGCGGAGCACCTGCTTCATCGTTTCCTTCACAGCATCCCCGTACGCCCGTAGCACTTCGTGTGTAATGGTCAGGTCCCGCAGCTTGCTGATTCCCGACTGTCGCAAGGCAGTTTCCGGTGTTCCTGCTTGGCTCATCAGGTAGCACACCCGGTAAATCTCGTCCTTTAACCGAGCGAGATTGTCCGCTGCGATCTGATAAACATGCCCCTCGGGCTCTGTCCACCCGAACTTGTCCTCAGGCCCCAGTTGGATGTAATACGATTCACCCACCATCTGGTGCCATTCGCGATCCGAATAGACCACCGGCATTGCGAATAGCCCCATCGTCAAGGCCCACGAGAGCGCGTTGGACTTGTTGAAGTGCTCGAGTTGCAGCGACGCCGCTTTATTCATCAGCCATAACCCGTCCGAAATCTTCACTGAGAACAACGGCACTCGGTGAAGGGCGGCCAGTCCGTGCTGTCCCTCTTCGGTCAAGTCAACGCCAAGTTCGCCTTCACGGTAGATGCGGTAGGTTTCACGGTCATACCGGATCCAACGCTTTTCTCGCTTCCAGCTTCCCTCTCCGCGTCCTGGCCGCAGACAGGTGGTGCGCACCACGGCCCAGTCGAGGTTGCCCACATCGTCATACGCCCAGTTGATCAACTCATCCGGTGAGTATTCGACCAGGTATGCGCGCGATCTTCCCGTCGCATCTTCCTCCGCGCGTGTGACAGCTCGGCCGGTTCCGTGAGGGAAATCGACGGCGATGTAAGTCTCTCCGTACACCATGGCGCGGATCGACTGCTGCCGGAAGAACTCGGAAAAATTCGTTCCTCTCAGGTCGCAGTCTTCCGCCAGGGTGCTGTAAAAGGCCTTGGCCGGTTCATCATTCCCCTCGAAGAGCATTACTGGTTCGCGGCGCAGCAACGTCGCGCCATACCAGTCGATGATGGATCCGATGTAGTTTTCGTAGAATACACGCGCCAGGCGCTCGCTATATACATCCTGCGGTTCCCTGCTGCGCCTCACGAGGTATTCTTGCGCGTTCGCGCAGAACTGCTCGCCTCCCGCATACAAGTCCCGATAGCGTGCCCACATTCCTTTTTTCGCTGTATACGTCGGATGCTCTCGGTCGATCGCGTGCGGAATGTTAGACAAGGGCTCTGCCTCCTTTTTCACCGATTTCCACTCCGGGCCGGCACTCTTCCCACAGTA